GCAGCAAAACATTTTTCAGCTGCACCCACCGCACCTAATTGCACACCTGGACTGTTTCCTGTGCTTGTTAAGGTATCATCAAGCTGTACAGTTCCACGTACAACGACATCACTTGATTGTGATTTTGAAATACTAAATGGTGCTATATCGCCTATTTCACCAAGTATGGAATATTCAAATAATCTTGATTTAAGAAAATATGCGGTATTACCAACCCCTGCGTCTGGTACGGTTGTAACTATTAATTCATTTCCTACTGAAGCACCTAACAATCCGTCTGGTTTATCCGTACCTGCTTCATAAAATCCGTCCATGGTTAATGTACTATCTTTCAAACCACCTATACGACTACGAAAACCACCACTATTGATAGTTGTAACATCAAGATCGTCAGCGTTAATATCTAAACTTACACTTGTAATATTTGAACTTAAATCAAAACCACCACTGAAAACTTTACCGTCGTTAAATACAAATTTAGCCATTTTCTACTTCTTCCCACGCTTCGTTAACGTCTGGTGTACTTTTATCATCTTTTACAAATGTTCCGTCTTTTTTTCTTGCACGTCTTTTTTTAATAATAATAGGTTCTATGTGTCCGCTCTTGATTAGTGTTTTAGCTTGGTGTTCGTCAGTAATAGAAATTGTTTTACCTTTTTCTTTACCCATAACTTTTTTATTACCGATTATTTTATACTTTGCCATTAACTACTACCTTTCGTAAATACTTCTATTGATAGATTTGCACCTATTGCGTCAATACCGTTCAAACTTACATCTGCACCATAATTAGCCATGCCTGTTACATGTGCAGACGTATCTGCTAATCCAAGTGTACTATTGTTGAATATAACCTGTCTAATGCTTGAACTTCCCGATCCTGTTACGAAAGCGTCTAATTTATCTTGACCTGTTCTACTATCAGCTCTTTGTACCGCAACCAATAAATCAAAATCATATTGATCTGTGCCACGTTGCATTGCTAAATCAAAATCAATACTTGTTGGTATAATAATTGCTATTGGAAAATTAAGTGCATTATCTGGAACTGTATCGTAACATCTAAGGCCAGATACACTACTTATGGTTGTTTTGAGTGCGTCCCTTATTGAAACTAAATCTGCCATTACACAACACCAAGAACCGTGCCTTTACGAAACGGTGCTATCATACGTGTAATTTCTCTGTTTTGTTGTATGTTTACAACTCCAAAATCACCAACACCTGCAACACCTAACGGTGCATTTCGCATTGCAAATAGTTCTGACGCTAACATGAGTGTTGCTTGTCTAATTTGTTCTGGGACACTTGGAAAACCCCATTTTGCAGTTACTTCAGCACGTGGTCTGTTACTTGAAAAATCCATAGGCCATTCCTGGCTACCACCAGAAAATAATTCAACAATATAAAATGGACTTATTAATATACCACCAACAACATTGTTTATGGGTAGTAATTGAAATTCTGTACTTGCAACGGTAACTTCGTACGTACCGTCATCATCATCATCTAATTTTACAACCAATCCTGTTTCAGTTGATATGTCATCAACACGTAACCTGTAAGGATCATTTGTAAAAAATTTTCTTGCACTTGCTGACGTTTCAGCATAAAATATGCGTCCACAAAAAGCGTCTATTTGACGACTTGCTGCATTGATAGCGTCATCAAGTAAATCATTATCGCCACTATCACTTGTTGGTATGCCTACAAAACCTTTAAGTTGATTTTGTGTGCAATAACCATTGGTTACTGCCATTACCTACCTCTACGGCCTTTCTTCTTTTTTTTCTTGCCTTTCATTGGCTTACCATAGTGAACAGGCATTATTTACCTTTAGCTACTTTTTTTTCAGCTTTAGGTTTCGCAGTTTTTGTTTCAATTTTACCACCTGCTTTTGCAATTTCTTTTTTAACTGCTTCAGCACGTTTTTTATTTTTATTAACTTCATAACCTTTTAGTTCTGCTTTTAAACTTTCTATATATTCTTTTTTTTGTTGTTTATTCATTTTCTTTCCTTTAATGTGTTGTGTGCCTAACCACTGCTAGGCACACATGCACAAATTTTCTAATAAATTAGAAAGTAGGTGTTTTCAGACCTGTACCTTGTATCTTTGTCATACCCGCTGGATATCTTCCAGAAGCAAAGGCAGAATAACCATAAACAACCATTTTTGTTGTTAATGATCCTGCGTTGGTTTCCTCAAATTTAAGTTGGAAGATATTATCTTCAAACAAAATATGATCGTCAACTTTCAATACGTAAATCTGATCTTGGTCGTTTCCGCCACCGTCAGTTGTAGTAATGTTTGCATC